TAACGAATCACGTTCAGAAGTACATCAACATATTTGACTTCCTAGATAAGGAGTTTACAAGTGGAAATCTTACCGCTCGTGGAAACCGCTTCCAAGACGCTGGCTCCTACCAAGCCAGAGATGATGGCACTGTTGGGACAGTGGAAGGCGCTCGCAATGCAGGAGAAGAACCCGGACCCGACCTATCCGGATGGGCTGAACCGAGCTATCAACGTACTGGAAAAGTCGGCGTCGGTACCGGAGCTACTAGCAAAGCTGAGGAGGCTGGAGAGCAAGATGAAGCAGTAAGGACTGAAAAGCAGATCAACACAGAAGTTGATATTGCGCTGGAGAAAGTACGTATCGGCAGACAAGCCGAGGAGCTAGCGCAACAGTCCAAGTTACTTCAGGCACTCCGTGACCCAACCAAGATTCTGCCCGCCATGCGGCAGTTGTGGAAAGGTGCGACCTACGCGCAGCGGCAGCTGCTGGTCAAAATGCCGACCACTGAGTTCCTTGCTCGCTGGGGTGGCTCGTATATACCGGAGCTATTGAACGCCAACGTGCTGTTGGAAAAGATGGGTGGTCTGACACAGCAACTGCTGAACTCAACGGCTATCCTCACCCAGACCATACACAAAGCGTTCAAGGAAGATAAGACACTGCGCACTAAGCTGGAGGACTTGTCCTACGCCTCTACACTTGCGCAAGTAGACCCAACTGACCCTGACGCTACGGAGCGCAGCAAGAAGCTAGATGACATGTACCGAGACCTCGGTGCTAAAGGGCAAGCTATATTTAAGCTCATCCTGCAACACTATCAGGATATGTCTGACTACTTCGCGCAGTTGTTGGATGATCAGATTGCCAACGCCCGCCTGACCACAGAGTCACAGAACCAGATCATGGCGCTGGTGCGCAAGATGTATGAGACTGGGCAGCGCATCAGACCTTATGTTCCATTGGTGCGCCGTGGTGACTTCTGGCTGGCTATTGGCTCCGGCAAGCATCGGCAGTTCTTCACTTTCGAGTCGGCGGCAGAGCGAGATGCTGCTGCTGAAGCATTTGCAAAAGAGCGCCGTACACCGCTAGAGCAGTTGAAAGAAGATCAGGACTTCGTGCTCGGCAACGATATTGGATCGCTGCGCAGGGCATCGTTTGATTCCAGTGGCATCCTGAAGAGTCTGTTTGACATCATTGACAACCAAGACTACAGCGACCCGACAGTGCGGGAAGAACTGAAAGATGCCGTCTACCAGCTGTACCTAACAGCGATGCCGGAGCAAAGTTTCCGCAGGCAGTTCATCAACCGTAAGAACATCACGGGCTTCTCAACCGACCTGCTGCGCAACATCTCTACAACCGGCACCAAGATGGCGACGCAGTTGTCCAAGATTAAGTACGCTCCACTACTGCGCAACTCTATCTCGGCGGCTCAGGATTCCATCGTAGGTCGAGAAGAGCTACAACCGTTCATTACGGAGATGCAGGCTCGCATCAATGCGCAGCTCAATCCCGGCACTCGTACCGCATCCGACCGGGTCGGTGACTTCCTCAACCGCTCGGCGTTTATCTGGTATCTGTCAGGTGCGTCCTCGGCGTTGTTACAGCCAATCGGTGTGTTCCAAACCGCTACGCCAATCCTGCTATCTCGTTATGGGCAGATTAATGGCGCTCGTGAACTTGCTAGAACCCTGAAGCTATGGGACACCTATGGTGTGTGGCGTAAGAACCCGGACGGCACGCTGTCGTTTGTAGCTCCCAGTATGTCAAACGCTAAGGGGCTTAAAGATGATGAGCGCAGGGCTATCCGTGAAGCATTAGGACGCGACGTATTCCAGTCTACCTATGCCAGCGCGATGTTTGGCTACAAGTCTACGCCGACTGCGCAGTTGGGCGGGGTGCTGGATACAACTAAGCGCGGACTTGCTGTGGCTACCGGCGGCTTGATGCACACCACGGAACGTCTGTCCCGTGAGATGGTGTTCTTGGCTTCTTATCGCTTGAACCGTCAAGCAGGCAAAGGCTTTAATGAAGCAGTCGGTCAAGCTGTTATTGATACCAACGAAGCACTTGGTAACTACGGACAGTACAACCGCCCGCTATTTATGCAGAAGGGGCTTGGGAAGATAGCGTTGCAGTTCTCGATGTATCCGCTGCACGTGACGCTATTCCTGATGCGTAACTTCAAACGCATGCTGCCCCTGCTGAATAAAGAAGGTAAGTGGGAAGCAACCAAGATTATGTTCGGCACTCTCGGCACGACCATGGTGTTGGCAGGTGCTGCGGGTCTCCCGATGTTTAGCATTGTCATGGGCATGCTTGGCTGGTACTGGCGTGATGAAGATAAGCCGCAAGAGCTTAAAGATATGGACTACGAGACTTGGTGGCGCTCGGTATGGCTCCCAGAAACGCTAGGTCATATTGAGGTTGGTGGTGTGAAGCTATCTGACTTAGTTGAGCGTGGCGTGGCTAACCAGATCACGGGGCTTGATATTGCATCGCGCACAAGCTTGAACGACCTATGGATGCGCGACACCAAAGAAACTAAGACTGCTCGTGAGTCGGTGCTGGCCTTTGCGATGGAGAAAGCTGGACCTTCTGCCAACATGATTCTTTCTATTGCCGACGCATACGAAGCGTTTGGTAACGGAGACTATCAGAAGGGTATCGAGAAGATGTCACCTGCGCTCATCCGCAACTTTATTCTTACGCACAAATACGCAACTGAAGGTGCTAAAGACATTAAGGGTAGTGAGCTTATCTTGCAAGGCGGCTTCACTACAGGCGAGCTAATCGGACAGTCAATCGGCTTCCGTCCAGACATCCTATCGGAACCACAGCAGCTTGCGTTCAAGTTAAGCGCAAACAAGAACCGTATTGAGATTGAGCGCACCAAGCTTATGAACAATGCCACCCGTGAGTTCTTCAAAGGCATGAGTAGCAACAAGTGGGATGGCTACGACAAACAGATGGACAAGATTGATAAGTTCAACATCAAGTACCCTGAGTACGAGATAGATCAAGAAAGCTTGGATTCATCCATCGAGCGCAAAGAGCAAACCATTGCCGACATCGAAACGTGGGGCGGCATGCCGATAGACGAGAAGTTTGAAGCCTATGGTGCAGAAGCTGCGCTGAACAAAATTAAGAAAATTGAGGAGCGCAATAGGCAAGTGCTGGAGCGCCGTAATAAGGAAGGCAAATAAAAAAGCCCCCGCCGGGGAGAAGCGGGGGCGAAGCAAGGAAGGAGCTGACTTCCTTAAGGGGAGCTACAGCGAAGTAGCCGCTTCAGTATAGCTTAAACCCTCCAGATGCGCAGCCCCTTCACCCCATCCTCAATAATAACTTTGGTAACAACATCTATCTTTAGCCTTTTGGTAATGCGATGTACCTCGGCTAGCGCTGCTTTGTGGTCAATGCACGGGACAAAGACTGAATGCCCCGGATGAAACTTAGACCAATCAATGTTGTACGTCACCGTTTCGATCTTCATTGGTCAGCAGCATTGCGTCCATTTGGATAAACTCTGACGTAGAAGCGTCGAACTTCAGTACCCGAACTGCGGGGGATACCACCTTCATGCCTTTGGACATGCGCTTGTTCATGGCCTCTACGAACACGTTCGCCTGATGTAGTTCTTTCAAAGTCGTTTTGTAGTTGATCTGCTGCTTAACGCAGAAGTCTTTGAACTGCTTGGCAGCAACGTACAGATGTTTGTTATCTGGCTCGTACCGTATCAGTAACTCCCCTCTCGGCTCCCATATCGGTAGTGCTTCCAGATTACTGCGCGAATCAATCTCGCCGTTAACTACCAGCGCATTGGTCATGTGCGCGTTGATGAACTCACCAAGAATAATCGCAGGGTTGGATTGAGGCGGCTTAATTTCCTCCCGCATCTCGCTCATCATCTTGACCATCCACTCGTAGACTGCTGCCATATCAAGGTCGTGGAGACCGAGCGACTTAGCAATCAGACCACCAGCGATATTACAAGCTGCAACTGCTGACCAGAACCGCTCTCGACTTGTGAACTGCACTTCCTTGTCGATCTTGGCTTGAACTTTGGCAAGCAAACCCTGTGCATCTTCTAGATTGTTGACCAGCCACTGGATGTAAATCTCTCCGGCGTGACCGAAGTTTTCTTGTAGCTGATGGTCAAACATCTGCTTACCCTCGGCAACGTCAATAACGTCGTTAGGGGCTATGGTGTACTCTAGTAATCGCATCGACTCACCATCGGGTGAATCTTTAGCGGCACCGAGTTTCTCGTAGAAGCTGGCGTTGGCAGATGATAGTGTGATGCCCTTCCACGAAGTATTGTTTACCCGCATCGTGTTGGTCTGCGCTTGCATCTTGTTCTTGCCCCTGCCCTGAGAGATGCTATAGGCCAAGTCGGAGAACTCCAGCGGGGTGATGTTGGTGATCTCGTCGATGGTGTTTGGCAGGTTGTTCAGCACACCCAGTCGGTGAATCTTTGCAGCGGCTGTGTCCTTCCAGATAGACGCCAACCTTACCGGCTCACCGTACACGCTGTTGCAGACATACAGGGTTGTGGACTTACCCGACCCAGAGCGCGGGTAGATGACGTTGATAATGGCTCCGCTCAAGCCTGTGAACTTCAGCAGCGGCGACCCAAATGCAGTAAGTGCGGCAAATGCATGCGGCTCTAACCCCTTGCGGGAGTACATGTTGAATACTTCTTTCCACTTCTCAAGGCTACCCTTCGCGTAGATTAGTGCCGCCTCGTCTTTGGTAAGTGTCGATGGTGGGCTGTAGAACACACCGTCTTTTGTGATCTCACGGTCACCCAAGATGAACTTACTGTCTTTATCCACCCACCCAAATTGTGTTCTCATGATTTCTGCCTTGTTTGCGTACTGCAAGTTTTTAACAAACGAAGTGACGTAGAACAGCAGGGATTCAATCTGCTTGCCAGTCGGCGCGACACCGTGCGGGGCTAGCGCATCCCTGAGCTTCTCTTTGACCACGGCAGCTGCCAGCGGCACCGAGAATTCACGCACTCCATCTCTTGGAAGGTGCAGCCTGAAGAGCAATGTCTCCCCTGTCTCGGGGTCATGCATCCGCTTGAGCACGTACAGGTCATGCTCATACACAAGCTGCGGCTCAGTCTCATCCGAATCTTTGGGCGGACGTTTATAAATTCCACCCGACTGCCCACGGAAAAACGGAAACGGATACTCAGGTATCACGTACCGCTGGGCTACCCCCGATTCCTCAACTACCTCAACTTCATCCGCTTCGGCCTCGGCTACCTCCATGCCCAGTACGATAGGCGACTTGATCAAACCCTTGTTGGGGCATCCGTCGCAGCCGCCGGGGTTCAGTTTTTCGAACGTCTCACATTTGTACGGACCGCCTGTACGTTGTATGTACGCCACCTTTTTGTCCACCTCGGCTGGGTCATAGTCGGGGTATTGGTTGGATAGCAAGTGCGCAGAACGGTCACTATCAACACAGAATGACGCAATCGACAGCCCTGCTCTCCACAGTGGCTCTTCAAGCTCGGTCTGGTTGTTGTAGCAATGTAGCAACTGCTGACAGCCTTCGCCGTTAGCAGACTTAATCATGATGGTCTTGAACCGCTTGATCTGGTTCGCCATCATTGCTTCCATCATCGGGCTAAGCTGCCCTGCTGGAATGAAGTCGGGCTTCTCCGGCTCTGGCTTCGGCTCGGGCGCACCGAGCAACTCTCTCATCTGCTCATACGAGACTGGAGGGCAGTCGGTGCTAATGATGTGTGCCCAGCTAGGCGGGTCGTACCGGTAGTTGTACGTGTCTGGCATGCGCATGATTCGCGCTGCCTCAAAAACTGCTGGGTCAACAATTAGGTTATGCGCTACACAAAGCTCAAGTAGGCGCTTGGACAACGGCTCCCACTGCTGTCTGTTGATGACCTCGGTGAGAGGCCAGTACATATGTAGCCCATTGCCTGAATTAACTAGGATTGGTTTAGGTAAGCCGACTGCTTTGCAGAACCGCTTGAACTCTGACATCCCCGTGGCTTGGTCGATGTAGCCCTCGCCTTTTTCGGCTTTCTCTGCGCCGCAATCAATGTCTATCCAGAGCGCCTTGAAGTGCTGAGCATTCTCTTGCGTCCGTCTGTTTAGTGCGCCGTACTTGGCGGCACCGAAGTACACATTGAATTTTTGTTTGGCGAGACGCTGCGCAATCTCCAGCGCTTCTTCTCGTGTGTCTGCAAAGTTTTGGTCTGGGTACTTACCTAACCCCATGATGCAATACCGACCTTCAGTCGGCAGCACCAGATCGAGCAAGTCGAAGTTAGGCATAGATTTTTAGGGGTGAAAAGGGCATCGATGGGGAGCAAGCTCCCCGCGCTTTTTGTATTACTTACGCTTTTTTAGTGTTTGCATGAACTTGGCAATTCGTTCACTTCGTTGGCGGTCTGGCACGGATGAACCCCAAAACCAGTTGTAAACTGTGGCGCGGCTAACACCCAGCTTATCCGCTACTTGATTGACCGAAATGCCAAGTTCGATACAGCGTCGGCCCAAAACTACACCCAGCGATTCAGTATCCGCCTGTTGATTAGCTTCGACTAATCGCTGACTGTATCCGTAGCTCATACGCTTACTCCTCGTCGCTCCATGCTTTCACCACCGCATCAAGGCTTTGCTTGGGTTGTGGGGCTTCGGCAGCTTTTTTAGACTCACGCTTCTTTGGTTCAGCTACTGGGGCTACCGTTTCAAACGGCTCTTCAGCTTCTGCCTTAGTCATACCAAGTACGCGACCTGATACATCTGCTTGGTACGGTGTCATAACCACCATCTTCTTAACTTCCTCGCGCTCCTGTGCAGGTTGAGTAACGTCGTAGATAGCACGGTTGATATGACCGACCGGCTCAAAGAGAACCGACTGATTGTCATTGTCCTCGTTGAAGCTGATCTCGGTGATGAACCAGTCAACAGACTTGCCGTTATTAGCAAGGTACTTGGCATAGTTCTCGAAGGTGAAGCGATCACCGACGTTGTCACCAAACAGCGACTTCGATGCTAGGTTCATCTGATATACCTCGCCTTCCAGCGCAGTACCAAAATCATCCAGCAACATCAAAGCCAAACGACGCGAGTAGCGACAGGCTTTGGAACTACCCATACCCGAACCTTTGATATTGTTAGGGCAGCTATCGCAACGCGAAGCAGGTGGGTTTTGAACACTTGGATCAGGAGCACGACCGTCGTTCGAAAAGCAATCTGGTGCAGCGGGTTCAGCGTCAGGCGACCATGCTTTTGCATAGAAGATACGACCAACATTCGGCGAACCGTGGATGATGATTGTTTTCAATGCGCTGCTGGTCTTACCCATCTCTTCACCACCGACGATTTTGCGGAAGATGCCGTTCTTTGGCACGATACGCTTTACGCCGGTCTTGCCAGACTTACCGGCAAGTTGTTTGGTCAATTCACTGAGACCTGCATCACGCAGGAAGTCGGGTAGCTCTTGGTTCACTAATGTTAAGTTACTCATATGGTCCTCACGAAGAACGTCTAACAGTTATGGTGTACTCCCGCTCGACGTTTAAGCCCATCGGAAGTTTGTCTGGATTCTCGGATAGAAACTCTTTCATGTGTGTCTGATGAAGTCTCTTCTCCAATAGGCCAAATGCATTGTTATCTTTGATAAACGAATACATTGAATCCCAGTCATTAGTCCAGTACCGTGACTTGACTTGACGAATGACCGTGCCGTTTTCGGTGCGGATGCTACTTGCGTTATTTCTCTTACAGATTTCGAGCATTTGCCCTTCAATCATCTGCATCTGCTCTTCAAGAAGCTTATCCTCGGCATCGAAAGCACGTGCCTTCGCTTGCCTTGTGTCGCGAATCTTGATGTATATCTCGGTGAGTTTGTCTAACGGAATAGAGGGTTGTTCCTCTTCAGCGGTAGCATCTAATTCTTCAATCATATTTCCTCCAATACGCTAATTATGCGGGGTCACTGAGTAGGAGACCTATGGGGAGAAGCAAACTAAGACCCACGGTTGTAGCCCAGCCCCCGCCGCTGTAGTTATTTGCCCCACACACAGCTTGGGTCACTTCGTTGCATTACCTCCCCCCGTCTTTCCGGGGCGTCACTACTTACCGCTGCCTCATCTATCCCTGACAAAACCAGCGGCTTTCGAACCTCTAATATACAACAGCATTGGACAATGTCAAGAGCTAATTTCCATCTCTTGGCGATAAAGCTCAATTATTTTTTCGTGGTTGTCGATATTGCCGCGCAACATTGAGTAGACCTTTGACTCAACTGGGCTTCCGACGATATGCACAATGGTCATGTTGTTCTGCTGACCGGGGCGATCAATCCGAGCATTTGCTTGTAGATAAGTTTCTACACTCGTAGTCGGTGCATACCAAATGATCGTATCTGCTGCGGTTAGTGTCAAGCCGTGACTTGCTGCCTGTGGTTGGATTAGCAATACGTGCGGATTAGGTTTGCTTTGGAACTCTTTGACAAGCTCAGCACGGCGATTGACCGGCACAGAACCATTAATTACTTCGCAAGAGATATGCTTGCTTTCAAGAAATTCTTTCAGTAAAGCAATAGTGTGCGTGTATGGCACGAACACCAACACCTTGTGGCTTGCTTCCTCAATAACTTCATGCACGACTCTTAGTCGGTTGCTAACGTCGAACTCAACGACTTCTTTTTTGTCGGAGTACACCGCGCCACCAGCAATCTGTAGGAGCTTGTTGAGCTTAGCTGCTGCGTTGATAGAACTAATCTCTTCCCCTGCGGCTTCGATCAACATCTGTTTCTTCATCGCCATGTAGTACTTGGTCTGCTGCGGGGTCATCGGCGCATCGCGATCAACAAACGTCACGGGGGGTAAGTCTAGGCAGTCGGCTTTCTCGAACCGAATGGCAGGTTGCAGAATCTTGTGGACTAGCTGCTGCGCTCCCGGCTTGGGTATCCACGTGTACTCGCTCACCTTAGTCATCACGGTGTCGCGATACTGCCCGAAGAAAGGTGGGACGCCTTGTGGGTTAACCAGCTTGGCTAGCCCATACGCATCTAGTGGTGACTGCGCAGCGGGAGTGCCGGTCAGCATCCACAGCCCCTTGACTGCTTTGCCTACATCGCGAAGTGCTTTCCAACGATCAGTCTGCGCGTTCTTGTACGCCGAGGCTTCATCAACCACAACCAAGTCGAACCCAGCTTTGGCTAGCTGATCTTTGACGATCTTCACGCCATCGAAGTTGATGATGACGAACTCAGCGTTGCCGTTAATTATTTCTCGGCGCTTGTCTGCTGATCCGTGCGCAATAGCAACGGTGCGGTGTACAGCGAACTTGAATAAATCTTCTTGCCAAGCGGAGCGCATCACGGACAGGGGGCACACAATCAGCACCCGCCGTAGCACACCCTTGTTCATGAGATAGTCGGTTGCCCAAATGACCGACGCAGTCTTACCGGTGCCCTGCTCATTGAAGCAGAAGGACTTGCGGTTGCTGACTAGGAACTTAGCCGTTTCTTTTTGATGGGCGAACGGAGCAAACCCAAATGGCCTAGGCCATTCGTAATCTTCTAAAAGCATCTAATTCTCGCTGGTTACTTACGTTCTTTTTTGCTGACCTCTGATACCACCTTATGATTCGAATTTCTGCGGAATGATCTGTTGGCGGTTGCTGTCTGAATACGCAGCCCGTCACCATTCGATCCACCCTTAGACAGCGCTTTCGTATGCGCAACGTCTTTGCCCTCACGTGCATCAGCTTTGCCGTTGCCGTTACGGTCGGGGTACTTCTTATCAATCTTGGCTCGTGCGCGTTCACGCTCACGACGCTCATCAGTTTCGCCTCTGGCTAACTGCTGCTGGTATTCTTTCTTGTATGGGCGGGGCTTGTTGACGTAGGGCATGATTAGCTCCTGTTGTATTCACAGTCTTTAACAGCACAGAACTTGCACAGCGGTCCGCTGACTGGGTTCCATACGTTAGTCTTTAGTGCTGACTCGATCCGTGTAATGTCGGGCAGCATCTGCGCTACATACTGTAGTTCTTGTTCTTTAGCGTGGTCGGCCTTCACAAACTCTTTGCTAACCACAAACACCAAAGCGGACTTGATCTTCTTGACCTGCGGGAACTTGGCGAAGATACCCGCCGCAACTAAATCTAGTTGCTTGATGTCTGCATATCGTGCGCTCTTACTGGTCTTGTAGTCAACTGAATGTGCCAGACCTTTCTCTTCGTTAATAATTACCAAGTCGGCAATACCATGCCACCACACGTCAGGGGCATCGAAGTCACAGGCTTTCATCTCTCGGGTCAGCCCCAGCTTCACCTCGCAGTGCTTCTCGCCGGGGATAGCCGCTAGCATTTGCAGCGTAGGCTCAAGGTAGTCAAACTCCGGTGGGATCGGCTTACCGTCACGGATGAACTCCTCGGCTACCGTGTGCATCAGCTTGCCATACAGCGTAGCCTTCGTATCAGGCTCCCTTACATCTTTGGCAACCTTCGTGTGATAGTACTTCCTCGGGCACTGCTGGAAGGTTTTCAGGCTGCTGTATGACCAGACAATGCTCATAGTTTCCTCTGGCAGCTGAACGCTTGGATGTCCACACGGAACGCATTAGCAAACTTGCAGTCGGACGCGATGCGGCTCTCTGTATTCACCATGCCGATTAACAGCCCCAAGAAAAATAGCAGTATGGCAACCATGGACTTAGCCCACCATGCGTTGATGATGACCCATAGCTTGTTGAAATTAATTGGCTCTAGCATTCTCCGTAACTCCTTCCGTATCCAGCCTCGCAGTTTAACGGAAGCTCGGATGCCCACATAGGGCGTAGTCTCATGCATAGCTCGACGAACTCCTTCCCTGTTTCAGCTTCATCTTCTGGTACTAGGCAAGTAACAGCATCGTGCACCGTCATAACCACCGGATACTTTTTGGCAATCATTAGCATCTGGTCGCCGATGATGATCCTAGCTAGGGCTTGGCAGACGTTCTCGATTACCTTCCCACCGTAGATGCGGTTGGGTATCGTGGCTTTGCCGCGCTTGGTGTCGTACACATACTCGGGTTTGGCTCCCGGCTCCCGCTCTATCCAGCGCAGGTTGGGGTACTTGATGTACAAGCCGTTGGGCAGTCGGATGCCTTTGGTGCCCTCAATCTTCAGCACTCCATCACGCCCCAACTCCGTGGCTCTGTCACCAATGATGGCATGCAGGGCTTCCCCCGCTTGCTTCCAAAGCTCAGGGATGCGTGGGTAGGTACGACGATAGGTATCAATAATCCGTTTGCATTCATCAAGCTCGATTTCAACTTTGAATGTCTTTAGCTGGGCTTGGAACTTAGCAGCACCCATGCCGTACCCCGCACCGAGAATCGTGGTCTTACCAACGAACCGTTGATCTGGGTTGACTGACGCTTCAGAGATGCCGTAGATGGCAGAAGCCATAATTTTGTACACGTCCTCGCCCCGATCGAACGCAGCCACCAAATCATTCTGCCCCGCTAGCCATGCCAGCGTACGTGCTTCGATCTGCGAAGAGTCCGAGTCGATCACCATATAGCCCTCGGGGGCAATGATGGCTTTCTTGATGGGTGACTTGCGGGGTAAGTTCTGTAGGTTCAGCTTGTCGTCACCTCCCCAACGTCCAGTATGCGCAGCGTAGTAACGTAGGGGTACCGGTAAGGGGCCGCGTTGTCCGATACTGATCATGCGCTCAGTGCGGGTTTCTTCTAGCGTTGACTTCACCCCAAGCCGTGCCGCCACGACAGCCTGTACGTTTATGTTTTCATGCGCAAGCAACGCCTTAAACTCTTCGTCGTTCTTTGAGAAGGCGTAAGTCTCTTTGCCTGTGGTCGGACTGATCTTCATTGGCGGTTCAATATTGAATGCGCGTAGCGTTCCGGCGAACTTGACGTTCGACATCAGCTGATCTTTGTCCACCATCGTTACCGATTCGAGCAGCTTCGTTTTGGTGTTCTGCACCGCTAATAAATGCTGGCGTAGCCCCTCCACTTCCACGCGAAGCTTTGGCTCCGAGAACATGCGGATGGTCAGGTCAATTAGCCGTAGCTCTTTAGCAGGGAACTGGTGGGACAAAAGGTTGAACAGCTTGTAGGTCAGCTCGACATCGTTCTTACAGTACTCATCGCCCTTCTCACCTAGTGCGTAGTACTTAGCTAGCGCCGCAAGGCTACCGCCCACTTCGATAGTGTGTAGTGCACGTGACATGCTAAGCGTGTCAAGCCAGCCGCGAGGCTTAATGCCGAAATGCCAAGTAAGAATAGCGGCATCAAACATAGCGTTATGAGCAAGCACCAGATGTTCGCCCATATTGAATGAGTCCAAGAACTCCTTGACCTCTTCGGCTGTACCACTGCACCACTCGGCTTCTGCGTCACCATCCTTGATCCCCACGCCAATCGTTTCGAACTTGTCCCCGCGCACATACTCTTCCGTGGTCAGCTTCGACAGGCTGAAGTCACGGTCATAGTACGTCTCAAAGTCCAGCGTAATTACTTTCATGCGCGGCTATTCTCTGAAACGACTTGCTCTACTAACTCAACGCTATCTTCACGCACAATCATTGCTAACCCCTTGCGTAGTTGTATCTCGCGTATCTCTCGCTCTTGCAGCGCAGTCGGTTGGTTCCTCCCAGCCTTGCACTCTATGGCTAGAAACTTCCCCCCATGCAGACAGCATATGATGTCCGGTACGCCTGAGCGTCCGTAGCCGTGTGTGTTGGGGGAGAAGTAATACACGCCGTGCTTCTTCAGTATCCGCACGACTGCTGCTTTAACTTTTGCTTCCGGTGTCATTGCCATCGTCGTACTCCCAGTCCATGAATGTGTAACCCTTATGTTGTGCGATACGTAACTTCAAGTCAACGTCTTCGCAATGCTCACATTCGAAATGAATGACAAGCCCTTGCCTACGAGCACTTGGGTTGTTGGAAGTTTTGTTGGGGGTAGTTTGGGAGAATACGTTGCCGTGGTCTACGACAGTGCAACGGACAAGCTCGTCATCTTCATGACGGTTGTAGACTTCGATGATACCCTGATGTAGGTAAGGCTCATCGCAAGCAGGGCAAATCAAATTACTGAGGTCGGTATTTAGGTTATCAACGCGAACTTCTTTCTTCATGATGGCTCCTAACAAATAGTTCAGGCCACCAATATAACACGAGAATAGACTTTGTCAACAATAAAAAAGCCGCCCGAAGGCGGCTGGCTTACAACCTAACAAATGTTAGGTCAGGGTGCTGCGGCTTTAGTTATCTCTCGGTCAAGATACCACCGTGCTTTCATCAGGTCTTGCTTCCTGTTGCCCTTGTGGTCGGCACGTGTAATGTACTTAACAACATTACCTAAGTTGTAAGAGAGTTGCTTGGCTTCAATAAAATCGATAGTCTCAATGCCACCGGTAGTGTAATGCGGTGGGTGGTTGACCAGATCGACGTTTGAGTTGCCGAACTCTTTCTCACCCTCGAACGCTTCACTCAAGTACTTCACTACCTTCACACCCTGCTGCTTAGCCCGCCAGACGGAGAGCACTTTGGATATGTACGAATAGCTATATGCTGTGGCGGCGGCAATCTCCCGCACACCCATGTTGGGGAAAGTTACTGCGTACTTGCGTATCACCTCGGCCTTATCGGGTTGGCGCCCACGACTTGACGTGATACCGCGCAGCGACGAGTCTTTCGATTTCTTCTTCGCTAAGTCCGGCGTACTCGTCGGTATCTGGACTTGCTTGCGGGGTCGGCCTCGTTTCTTCGTAGTCATGTTTAGCTCCTTCGTTAATAGGTTTAGTTATTTCTACTTGCACTTCTTTGTTCGTCTTGCGACGCACGTACTCAATCAACACCTCCCGCATCATGGCTTGCTTGGAATACGGATGGTGCTCATTGAAGTAATCCATTACCTCAATAGGCAGTCTTACACTTGTGTTAAATAACGCTGGTCGCTTGCCCAGCCCTCTCCCCTTGCGTTTAGTGGGGACTTCTTCAGTCATTTGGCTTCCCCTTAATTAAGTCAATCATCTCAAGGTAGGCATTCTTACTTTGCTCGTGCGTCTTTGCCCATACCATCTCGTGTGCAACCTCGTACACCCTAGCTAGTTGGCGCAGTACTGCTGCGGCCTCTATGTCGTTCTCACCTCGTGGCATCTCAAGCAACGCATTTGCGAGTCGCTCAGCCTTTCTTGCTACCATCGTGCTTCTCCATATACTTTAGTTATCATTAGCTGTTCTTCTCCTTTAATAATTGCTCTACTTCAGCAACAAGCTTGGCAAAGTTTAAGAAGTCCGCATTTATGTACCCTTTTCGAAACTTCGCTGCTTCACGAATAAGCAATTCTGTTTCTTCCATCGTCAGCCCTTGCCATTCGCGCTCCGCTGCTGCGCCATGCGGATAATCTCATCTCTGTTCATGTTCTTTCCTCACTTAAATTCTCAAATACGTAGTCAGGTACTTTATCCCCTGCTTCCCTGCGCTCACGTAAAAAAGCCACCGTCTCTTTTGCTGTTTTGAACTGATGCTCTCCTGCGCCAGACCAGACTTCGTAATACCCGCCAACGTGGTAGTAGCAGTAAATGTCGCACTCAGGACTTAGTCTGCAATAACTCATTGGTCGCTCCCTTGCTTCTCAAGGTGGAACCTTATTCCTTCACCATCCCACAAACCTTCTTTGCACATATCTAAAATGCGTTCGCGCTCCGCTTCTACAATTAACTTAACAAAGCGTTCTAAGTGGTCAGCATCCATCACCACGCCCAACGCCATAGTGCCGTGAAATAGCCCGTTGTCGTAGATAATTCGATTAATCTCATCTCTGTTCATCGCTCCTCCTTGCATCAGCTCTATAGCTCTTGTATATGCTCACCGCTTTGCGATCCAGACAGGCTCGGCAGACCCAACGTGATACGCCACGTGTAATCTTGCGCTCTCCACCTTCTACCGAACGAGTTGCCTGACAACTTGTACAAAACTTAGTATCCACTAGCCCCCCTACACCCTCAAGATAAAGCCAAAGATTTTCGACAAGAACGAATGTCGCTCATCCCGATACCCAAGTAGTAGGTTCTGCATGAAATGTTCCTCGGGCGTACGATCTTCCTCTTTCGTCTGAGGGGTGTAGAACTTACCGATCTTAGGTAGCTCTTCTTTAATGAATTGTCCATCGCGTAGCATCGTGATCTCCTCAATCAAAATACAAGCACAAAAGTGTTGCGACTAATACGGCAGCCGTTGTCAGCTACCATCTGCCCATCATCCACCAGCTTCAGTAGGCCGATCTTGCCGCGATACTCCATAGGTAGCGTAGCATCATCGTATGTCTCAGGTGACTTGTCTTTAAATTGGACAGTGTATATACCATCATTCATCAGAACTAAGCAACTGTTGCCAGCACGGAAACGTGTTGTAACTTCCTTGATAACATCATAGCTAGCCTTCTGTTCCAAGTATTTATCTAGCGTAGTTGTAAGTGTTGCACCGCTTGGTAGCATCTGCAAATACTCTCGGAACTCCCGCATCTTCTGCTGAAACACAAACTCGCAAAGCGTTTTGTTTATCTTTGCTAGCGTATCTTTAACGTCAGTGCCGCTTCTGTAATCTGAATTACTGAACGTCATCGATGCTGCTTTCCACGCTTCCTCTAGCTGCTCGGACTGCGTACGCTTGGCGAACATCTTCTTGGCAATCGATACCGCCGTCACCGCATTCTTAGTGTATTGCGTATCGCCCCTGCTTATCTTATGTTTTATCAGTCGGCTCGTAATGGCGACCGCATTATCGCCACCCACACAGCGTCGGTAAAGTTTAATTGCCCACGGTACTCAGTCACGGGCGCATTCAACTGATCTCTAATTCTCGTTGCCAAGGTCACATTGGACAACTTCATAATGTCTTGCATGCTCATCTTCTAATCCTCCTATACTTCACAAATTATTTCTCGGTTGACACTAAGCAAGCATTCGCAAGCAAACCCTTGATACTCAGTGATAATGTCCTCGTAGTTCTCACCTAGCCGCACGAACTCGTAGAGAAATGTAGGCGTATCGTCGTTAGCTCGATCAGCGTTCACTAACTCTAGGTACCTATCCACTGCCGCATTGAACGCTTTGACATCGTTGTAATCGTCGTACCACTTGACGCTTTGCGCTTCGAACACCATACCCCTGTCGAACCAGCGTACGCAGTCGCCTAGCTGCTCCATCGGGAAGTTCTCGTCTAACCACAGCTTGACTACAGGAAAGTGCTTCGCATCTTTCACGTAGAACGTCGCCACTAAATCGCTCCGGTATCCCATCGTTATCTCCAATCACCTAACAATTGTTATGTCACCAGTCGAACCGCTTCAGGATGTCATCGACTCGATGCTTCAAGTCGCTGCGTACCTCGGCACTCTCTTTGATGCTCTCGATGTCTGCGCCTAGCATCGTAGTCTCAAGCTCCCGACGTGCTTGCTCCAGCTTGGGGTCTTTGGTGACGTTCAGCTTGGTCAGCAAGTCGCAGAGTTCTTGTGCGTTGGTAATCAACGTCTCGTGATACCGCTTCTTGGCTACCTCACCGTTGGTGTCCACCTCGTCGGTCAGCTTGCTGCTGGTGTCTTGCAATATCTTGTGCAGCCGCTCCCACGGTGCTCTCATTGCTTCAGCTAGCCGCTCGTCGAACTTGCGCGAGTACTCATACTTGATCTCCTCCAAGTCGGCGATGTTCACATCCAGTCGGAAGTCCCCCGCTTCTGGTAGTGGGTTGACTGCTCGGCGGAACCCGAACTTCTCTCGCACTACGTCAATAGCAGGATAGTCATCCGCCTTGTACATAGACCCGAGATTAGACTGCGCCTGTTGCACAAGCGTTGGGTACGCAGTAAAGAAGTTGTCGCACATGATGGTGAACGTCTGCGCGTAGTTGTCCATCGTCTGCTTGTAGTCCATAAACAATGCAGTCGGTAGTAGCCGCTCACCCTTGTCAGCCCACGGTAATGTGTGCTGGTTGTGAAACAGTCGGACTCGTGCAGCGAACTTCTCGATGTCCTTACGCATGCTAGTACCAGCGAATAGGTTCTTCTTGGTCTGCGCTGCGCCATACACCGCACCCGCATCGTGGTTGACTTGCTCGGTGATCTCCTTGTCCACCTTCGACGCAGGCCACACAGAGATGTTCAGTTCTACCAATACTGCGCTACTTGCTATGCTCATAATTAGCTCCCATAGTTTTGATTGCTTCGTAACAACTTCACAAATGCTTGCGCCCGATTACGCTTCAAGTCGGTTGCAAGCTCTTTCGTTTCAATTACTTCTCTCCCTTCCCTCTTCACTTCCACCACCTTCCACAGTGTGGGGTCGTGGTTGGTACGCCTAGCGTGGTACTCGGTAACCACATACTGCACACCGAATAACTTGTTAAGCCCCGGCAACAACTCTCTTAACAGTTGCTTCCTAGTCACGATGCCCATGTCAGTCCTTCACGTGGACAGTCTTGCCCTTAGCCGCCATCACGTCGTTGCCACCGACGATCACCCACAGCACAGGCGAAGGCCAATTGCCACCCCAGTCATCACCCACATACCCATCGGTCAGCACGATGCAGCACTCCGGCTCGATGTGCTTCTCTTCCAGATACTTCGTGATGCAGGAAGGCGAAGTGCCACCACCGCCCTTCGGCTTGGTCGATGCGATGATGTTGGATACATTGGTGTCGGTATACTCCTCATGCCCCGCTATCGAACTGTCCCAGTACAGCAAGTCCACCTTCTCTGGGTTGACTTCCTCCGCGATACCCTTCACCTCAGATAAGAACTCCTTCAGCTCGTTCACACCTACCGATCCCGATCAGACTCGGCATGTACGTGTCACCCGATAGGAACCGCCGGTTGACTCTACGCCACGATGACGCATCCCTCGCGCGGCACGTTGTCTTGACGAACTCACGCAGCACTTCACGCCAATCGATTTTTGGCTGCATCAACTCGGCAAGATCGCGGGACATCCCACCAGTTCCTTGTCCTGCTATCTTCTGCTGCGCCATTAGCCCCTGCCGCATAGCTTGGTCAATGTCACGCGCTAACTTCTCCTTCTCTTCCTCGGATAAGTTCTGCGCCCCATCCCAGTCGTGCTCATCGAAGCCATCGCCTACGTCACCACCGTCGTTGCCATACTCCTCTTTCAGTAGGTCGAACACTTGCTTTGAATTCAGACCGCGATACTTCTCATCGATCAAGCCCATCACCTTGCCGCGATTCTCCCCCTCACGAAACACCGGCATGCTAATGAACTTACCCTCTGGGTCAAGGTCTCGCAGTTCCAAGTTAATAACGTAGTCACAAGCAGCGTTGGCTAGCATGTGGTTCTCATCATGTAACTTCTTCCACGTAGTCAAGTGTCGATACGCTTTGTGCATTGCTTCGTGCAGCACCACGAATGCAAGCTCGTTGTCACGTAGCTTCTTGACGAACTCCCGCCCATACAGCTCGTCGCGCCCATTGGTGCATGCAGTCGGCACGTCATCCTTCACGAATGTTCTACCTACCATCAGCACACCAGCGAACAGCGCGAACTTCTCGTTACGCATCAGGCTGATCTTTGCCTTCTGCAACCTACGCTCTTCTTGCATAGCTAGCCCCTTTCATCTACTAATAGTTTGATGTAGTTGTTGAACTGCTCTACGTCTAAGTCCGATGCTACGAACTCACCGTCACGCATCAGTCCGTACTTGTCGGTGTGCGGGAAGCGCACCATCCTGTACCCCGCATCCCACACTGCGTTCTTCAGTATGGCGTTGCCCATCCACTCCCGCTCGATTGGGTCGTATGAGATCATCTCAATCCTTCTCGATTCACCTAACAATTGTTAGCCCCTTACAGCAAGTCCTGATTCTTAGCCACCCAGTCAGAGAACGCCCTGCTGCTGAACGCTACCTGTTGCTTAGCATGGGCTTTGGACAGGTTGATGGCGAACACCGCTTGCCACTCGGGTTGCATCCGATCCAGATACGTCATGAATGGTGTGATGGTCTCTTTGGTTATCCGCGCAATAGCACCGAACACCACGATTGCACACGCGCCGGGGTCGGTCGGTATCTTGGTGGTGGTCGGATGCTCGATGGTCTGCTCCCACGTCGGCAACTGATCCGAGAACTCCAAGTAGGCTTGCATGTCACGCGCACCCGCTTCACCGATAGCACCGGTCAATGCAGCTATCACCGCATCCGTATGGTTCTGGGAACGGGACTTGATGATGTCCGATGCAGTCACCAACGAGCGCGGCGAGACGAACGCCATCTGCGGTCGCTTCGGGTTGAAGATGTACGGGTTGTCCGCTTGGCTCGGGTCGGTATAGCTTGCCAATACGTGCGGATACCTAGACACCCAAGCAATGACCTCCGCTTCCACGTCATTGTTCATAGCCCACGCCACCCACTGATCCGCATCAGGCTTCTGGACTGTCACCGGCACAATACGGTTTAGTGTGTGCGCTTTTAATGTATCGCCCACACCGTCGGTTGCCAAGTTACCAGTCAGGAAGATGATGTTGTTCTTGTGGATCGGCACGTCACCCAGTCGCGGGTTAGCCTTCTCCAGCATGGGGTGCAGCATGTTCTTGATGGGGTCAGCACCCTTCGAGAACTCATCCAACATGATGACCATCGGCTTGCCGGTATGTAGCCCGAACCTAGCATTAGGGTAGTAGCGGGTAGTCTTGGTCTCATGGTCGATGACCGGCATAGCCACGTCACCCAAGTCTAGGTTGGGCACGTCAATGTAGGCATAGTCATAGCCCAGCTTCTCGGCAATAACTTGCAGCATCCAGCTCTTGCCGATGCCCGGCTCACCACGCAGCATGAACCGCGTTTGTGGGTTGGTACGAATAAGGGTCTCGGCTTGGTCGAGTGTGACCGTCTTACCGAACTGTACTTCAGCCATGTTTAGCTCCTTCTGTTAATGGACTTACGTTGTTATGCCTAACATTTGTTAGGCGGCTTGGTGTGATCATGGTGCGTCGATCACTTAGTTTAAGCACCGCCATTACCGTGCTGCGCATTCCTTACCGGCTCGCAATGGTCAAGCACCGGCTCATCCTCGCTATAAGTTTGCTTTCCACTTACGCTCCCTGTCGCTAGGGTTCGTGGGCTATACCTGCCACGACTCAGGTGATTCCCCACTATTATATTATACCACAATGTTACGTTTACTTCCACCTTTAGTCGTTGCCCAATGACTTAGGCATGTTGACCCACGTGTCGTACTTGTTGCTCGGCACTTGCCCCTCGGGTACATCCTTCAGCACGAACACCTCATCCGAGAAGTACTTGAACAGCACCTCGTCGAAGTAAGCTATCAACCCCTGACTCTCGAACTCAAATACGTCGGTTGTTACGCCGTCGATGGGTATCATGGGGCGTGACCCTGTCAGCAGCCCTAGTGCTGCTTTGTAATAGTTAGCTAGCCGTGTCTCCTCGGGCTGGTCGTTGCGGACTAAGTTATAGAACGCATCCAGCTTTTGCAGGTGGCGGTCAGTCCCCTTCTGATCTATCCGGTAGAACGGATCGGTGGTAATGAATGTCGCACCGTTGGGACTTTGGTGTGTGCCTAGCTGGTCGCATAGCTCATCGACACCTACCTTGATCATCACCATGTCTCCTCGCCACCTAGTCGGCACGATCTCTTCCCGCAGACTAATGAAGCCACGGAAATAGTCTCGGAACCCCTTCACCCTTCCCCTTACGTTGTTAGCCGCAGTCCTGTTGACCGCCCACTGCTTGTGGGTCTGGGCTTGCTTGACGTTGTATCCCGCCAAAAACCTACCCTCCTCGGCTTGCAGCACTAGCTTGCTGTCCTTGCCCTTGATGGAATACTTGATGCCGTTGACCTCGTACACGCAAGCACCTCGGGTACGGTACGCCTTGATGCCCAGCACCGATTGGATGAACGCCATCGTTAGTGCTGTTGCCCACCCGCCATGCTCGATGACGATAGTGTTGTCAGGATGGAACGTGATGACGTTCGTTTCCCAAAGCCTAGCAGCGTAGGAGTAAGGTTCTGTATCTGCACCGAGTCGCACTATCTGATACTGCTTGTCACGCCGCGCACCTATCGGTCGCACG